TCGTAGTCGAAGAGGCGTCGCTGGATCATGAAGCCTGAAGCGTACTCCAGCGGGGTGATCGTGCCGTCGTACCCTTCGGCCACGTCGTCGTAGGTGACGGTGCCGGTGAAGGCCGGCACGTCGCCGAACGCGCCGATGGACGACGTCCGATAGTCCTGCCGCTGCGGCGTATCGCCGGGGCCCTTGACGCCGAAGAACTTCGAGATCATGTCGGGGAGCTGGGCGTAATCCCCGTCGAAGATGTCCGCGAATCTCGCGTCGAGTGCGTCCGGAAAATTCGCCGCAATGGCCGTCATTGTTCGTTCTCCTGGTTACAGGGTATTACCCGTGTAGATGCTGTCCGCGAGGATGAAGCGCAGCTTCGAGTCGGCCGCCGTGTTGAACACGACGTCGATGGTGTGCGCGATCATGCCAGTGTTCCCCGCGATCGTCGCGTTTACTTCGTAGAACGCCGTGGTGGCCTGCGCGGCGCTAGAGCCTCCCCCGGCTGGGCTGTCGTTGTACGGGCAGTAGAGGAACTCGTCCCCGACGGCGATGGCGCGGGGGAACGGCACGACTGGGACAACCGACGTGTTGTCGTTGAAGGTCGTGATGGTGCGCGAGAGCCCGACGTTGGCGCCCTTGGTGCAGTAGAGGAGGCCCCCGGTGAAGTCCTCGGTGATGTCGACGTCCGAGACCAGCACGCCACCCGAGGACGCGACCGTGTTGACCAGAGTGTTGAGCACGGTCCCCTCGGTCGCGCCGCCACACATCCTTGCCTCGATGATGAGATCGGGTCGAATGGAGACAGTGACCATGCCCTCCACGGCACCCTGAACCGTCGAGTACGTCCCGGAATCGACCGCGAGCCCGATGGCATCGGTCGCGCTGGTCGTCGTGCAGGGGATGATGCCGGCCGACGTCCCGATGATGGTGGGAATGCCTGGATTGGCGATCGTCGCCCCGATCTTCATGCGCTTGTGGAGCGGCGCGCCGCCGCACATCGTCCCTGCTTCGATCATCGTCGTGCCCCTTTCGTGCCGCTACTTCTCTGGGTCAGCGGCTCCCCACCAATGACTTCGTGCGCTGCCACCACGTGAACCGTTGACTTGCCCAGGCCGCCCGCGCGTTGATCCGCGCTTGCCGGCGCGCCTCGACGGGGTCGATGTTCACGAGGTTGTAAATCTCCTCCGCGATGAACGCCGTGCCGCCCCCAGGCGTGTTGATCGTCTGGACCTTGCAGCCGTCGCACTGCCCGTTGGCCTGGTAGCCGTTCGTCTTGCCCGTATGGTCCGGCGAGTACATGCGCCGGTAACGGTTGGCTTTCGGGCTGAAGTAGCCACGGCAAAACGAGCAAAGCAGGATGGGCTTGCGTAGATCGACGAGCTGCGTGACCCACGTGGCGGCGCTCTGCGTGCCATCGGTGCGCCGCCCTTGGTGGACGCACGAGTCAACGATCTCTCGCTTGGTGAAGCCCTCGCCGATCTTGGCGTACTTCGGGACGAGGACGATGGCGCTCACGCGGTGATCCGGCTCCGACGCCGTGACTGCTGGGCGTGCCACCGCTCGGCGTACCGCTTCTCGGCCGCCGTGTCGGGCAGCCAACCGTGCGACCGCCAGTAGTCGACGGTCGTGGCAGGGATACCCTTCAGGGGGCTCGCCGGGGTGCTGGCGGGCCCACCCGGCGAGCCTCCAGGGCTGCCCGCTCCACCAGCCGGGGCACGCCGCCGGTTGAATTCTCGGTCACTCACGGCAGGGCCTCCTAGCCGGTGTCCGCTCACCACTAGCCGGACAGCCATCAGTTGCTTTCTGGGATCGTTCCGGTCGGTGGTGGGATCGGCCTCCACCATGGCGTCCATCTCTTCGCGTACCTTGCCGAGCAGATCGCTGGTGCGGTCGTTCAGGTCGGGGTACTCGCGGAGGTACTCGCCCAGCTTCTCGCTGGCGGCGGTGCGCGTCCGGTGCTCCCGCTCCTGGACATCGCGCTCCCGGAACTTCTCATCGGCGACGATGTTGGCGAGATGGGCGATGCGCTGGGCCTCGGTAATCTCGGCCCTGGCGTAGGCTGCCTCGACCATCTCCGGGGTGATGCGCTGCTGGGGCGGTGGCGGGGCGGCAGGCGGCTTCGGCTGGGCCGTGAGCCCCTCGACCTTGCCCTCCAACCGGATGCGGGCTTCGCGCTCTTGGGCGAGCCGCTCCGCGTCGGTGGGTTCTGAGGGTGGTGTGTCGCCTTCGGGCGGGGAAACCTCTACGGGTGGTGTATCAGTCGGTAGGGCAAGCTGCTCTGGAGTGGTATCGCCGTCCGCCATGGGTCATAGGCTTACTCGCACACGGCGCAGCATGTCAACGTAATTCTCCTATAGCTGATATCGGGCCGGCCTATGACGCTGCGGCTTCCACCTGTTCCCGGATGGTGGTCGGCAGGGCCAAAATCTGAACGTAGGCCATGATCGCACCCCTAACTTCCTTAGCCTGGAGCCTCAGACGCATGTGCTCATCGCCGACCGAATCCTCCATCATTGCGAGGATGTCAAACTCCCGTCCCAATGCCTCATCCCTTAGCTTCTCGACGTGCTGGCGGAAGATGGACCACTCGTCGGTGCGTTCGAGGTCGCCTAACTTGATGGCGACGAATCGGGCCAGGCGGCGAGATTCCGCCTGGTCGGCGCGGTGCTTCGCCAGTATCACCGACTCTTGCTGCTGAAAGTCTGTGTAATCAGGCACCTGGCTCTCCTGCCTGGACGCCCGGCACCGGCTCGCCAGTCCCTACATCCACGGGCTGCGCTGTGGTGTCCATGCCCTCTTGGCCCGGCATCCCGCCGCCCTGCTGCGCCTGCTGGAACTGCGCCGCTGCCGCCGCGTGCTTGTCGACTTGCGCCTGCTGGGCGATCTGCTGCATCCAGGCCCGGAGGAGTTGGACCCGTTCCGGCGACAGCGCATTCATGGCCGTCACCGTCAGCTTCTCGGTGTGCGTCGGGTCCATCGGGTTCCTGACCTCGTGCTGGGATTCCTGGGTCTGCCACTCGAACAGCGCCTTCAGGTGAGCCTCGGCCCCCTCCATCGGCGTGCCCTCGGGCAGCCGCCCGTCCATGATCGCGGCGATGGCTTCCGAGGCCAGGATCGGCTGCCCGCCTGGCGTGGGGGGCATGATGTAGAGCTTCGGATCGAGGCGCATCGACCGGATAAAGTCCTTCACCAGCCGGTAGACATGGGTCGGCGTGGTCGCGCGCATCTGGAACATCATCGGCGTCACCACCACGGCCATCACGGACTGAAGCGCCTGGCTCAAAGTAGCCGGATTCGAGAGGAGAAAGTCCGGCCGGAAGTCGAAATCCACATCCGCGTCAATGTCATCGGCCGTGACGGTGCGATACCCCTGCTCGGGGAGCCCGTCCCAGCCGAGAAGGCGGAATTCCTTCCCCTCGGGCAGGAAATAGCGGTTCATGCGGTGATAATTCCGGGCTACCTGGCGTAAACCACCGAAAAGACGGAGTAAAAGCTGATCCGCCCGCACATCGCCCTGCTGGAGGATGGCGCTCGTGGTCCCGAAGGTCCGGAGCGCGCTAGCCTTGCCCTGCGGGATGCGCCCAAGCTGTAAATCGCCCTGCATCATGACCCGCTCGTAGAACTGCGTCGCCAGCCCCACGATCCCGAGCATCCCGCCTATGTCGCGCTGCGGCATGTTTGGGAACAGCACGGTATCCTTGGGGTTTCCTGGCGTCCTGATCCCCTGGCCGGGCGCAATGGGCGTGATGTCCTCGGCCATCTTGGACGTGGCGCTATAGAAGAAGAAGGGGATCGTCGCCATGGTGTAGCCGTCGAAGCCCATGTCGAACGTGCCCTTGATGAGGTCGTACATCGACTCGCCCAGCTCCAGGAGTGAGATGCCGTACCAGCGTCCAGGGACCGGGATCGCTACGGCTTCAGCGAGGGGCCGGTAGGGTCGGTCGGAGGGCCACCGCTCGGTCAGGAGGCGAGCTTCGCAGAGGACTTCCGCATCGCGGGCAATAGTCCAGAAGACATCCTCCGACAGACCGTCTCCATCGACGTCCCATCGGTCGAAGCAGAGGAGCAGATCCACACCCAAGTGCCCGATGTCCTCATCGTCGGTGGACGTTTCCCCTTGGTGCTCTCGGCCTTCGAGGGCGTCTTTCTGGCGCTCAAGTTCCTCTCCTGGGCGGTCGGGTTGGGCCAGTCCACCATCCCGGCGCGCTGCCGCCTCGATCTTCTCTAGCCCCTCGTCGTCCAGCCAGTTGAAGTCGCCGGCCTTCTGGAGGCGCCGGATCTCGTCCAGCCGGTAGGTGAGCTGAATCATGACGTAGGGGGCCCCGGTCGGGTTCCACGCGGAGGGGGCCTGTAGGTTCGTGCAGCGCGTCGGGACGAGCAGGCTCCCCTGGTCTATCGGGAGCATCACCGGTCCGTCGTAGATCGTCGCGTCCTTGCGGATGACGCACTCCAGCGTGCCGTCCTCGTCCTCGGTGACCGTGATCTCGGCCTCGCGCTCGGTGCCGCCGTCCTGGAACGTCACGTGGAAGAGGTTGTCGACCTTCTCGTCGAGTTCCGCCGGCTGGGCGTTCTTGAACCAAGTCGCCATCTTCTTCGGGAGGTAGTCCACCATCGCCTCGCCGGGCGGGGGCGGGGCCACGTAGCGGACGCTGTGAACCGAGTCGGTCGTCCGGACCCATGGCGTGTAGGCAACGGCGTTGCCGTCCTGGAGGAAGGACGACACGTAGTCGCCCATGCGGCGCTCGGCCGCCTCCGGGCCCGGATCAAGGAAGAGCTGGACGTCGAGGAGGTCCGTGATCTTCTGCTCTTTGTCGATGTTGGCCCGCTGGGTAGCCTTGGCGGTCATGAGGGGCCTGAGCGTCATCACGACGTTGTGCAGGCCGGCGTTGGTCCTCAGTTCCCCGATCTGGAGCAAGGGGATGTGAACGTTCGAGGCGCCTGGCCAGGGAAACGACTTCTCCGAGAGCCAGCCCCGGTACTTGGCGTAGCGCGCGAGGCGATCGCTCAGCCATTTCGCGCGGTTGCCATCGTCCATGATCTCGCGGGCCCGGCGCAGGACGCTGCGGACAACGGTCTCGGGCTCGATCTGGAGCCGGCGCTTGCGAGTGCGCGGGAAAATGCGCTTCCGCTTCTCGGGTTCTGTTGTGGGGCTCGGCGGCGTGGAGCCGTTGGTGCCGTAGTCGAGGGGTAGGACGGTGCTCACGGCCTCCCCCCTGCCAGCAGATCGTTGATCTTCTTGTTCTGCGCCGACCACTCGGCATCGGTGAGGATAGCCACAGTGGGATCATCCTCGATCGGCAACGGGATGGCCCCGTCTATGCCAGTGTCGGAAGGGAGAATCGGTAGACTCCCGGCCACCACAGCGCCGGCCACCACAGCGCCGTTCACCATCACGACCACGTTGGCCCAATCAATCTCGCCAATCACGGGGCAACCCTCCTGAGCGGCCCGCCGCACACCGGGCAGATGGGCGCGCTGGTCGTCAGCGGCACGTCACGGGTCGCCGCCTCCAGCACGTTTTCGTAGACGCCAGAGCCCGGTCGCGTCTCACGCCGGTAGAGCGTGTAGGGCGATGCACCGCACGTCGCGCAGTGCAAGCGCGCCTCGATCTCCTGCCGTCGCTCAGGCATCGTGCGTCAACCGGATTATGGTCTTGCGGAGCTCATCGTTCTCGCGGCGCAGATGCTCCTTCTCGGAGAGCAGACGCATGTTACGATCCGCCAGCCGCCGCACTGCCGCCCGGTAACCATCGATGTACTCGTGGCCCTCTACCATCTCGTCGCTCCCAACTACCATCCCGTCGCCCCCCTCGGCGCGTGCCGATCAGGCATTTGACGTCTTCATGGGGGATTTTCTCCTGGGATATCGCCTCGCGTCCACGATTCGACGACACACACGACAATGCCTATTCAGGCCAGTGGCCCTGAAGGCGATATACGTGTTCACCTCGTCGTAGGGGTGCCCTCTCGGGCAGTGCGTCCTTCTGACCCCGACGCCTCGGCCGCGTCGCACGTTTTCTTTCTGGGATACTGGCTCAAGATGGGCCGGATTCACACAACATCTGGTCCGGCACAGGTGATCCAGCGTCAGATTTTCTGGGATCACTCCGCGCAGATTCTCATAAACTTCGCGGTGGGCGCTCCGCGTCTGAGTGCAGCCCTTACCAGCCATGACCAGTCTTCCGTAGCCGGCTTTATCGACTGTGCCTACCCACAACCAGCACCCAGACATGGGCTCCGGTTCAATTCTGCTCTCTAGCCACAGCCAATCTCTCACCACCCAGTCGCTCCTCGTCCAGTACCTCGCACTAGACTAACTGTTCGACCGGGCGCATGTCGCTGTAAATATCTGAATTCAGGATCTTCCATGCTCAAGTACCGAAGCAGCGCCGGAAAGTCGCTGTTACGC